CACGTAGCATCACAGCCACCCTGTGCGCCGGTATGTACTGGTGAGTACCGTCGGCTGTAAAATTTATGGTCAAATACCCGCGTTTGCCCTTGTGCCCCGCAAGCATACCGCTCGGCTCTGTCAACCATTTTCCGTGAGGAACCTTCCAGAGAACGTCGCGGCCAGACACGTAGAATCTTTCCTGCACGGCCTTCAGAAGATCTTCTCCGGTCAGTCGAGCCACTTGTCGACCAGCCTTCTGATGACTTCCGTTTCCGAGATGCCGCTCCGCCTGGCCTCGTCTTTGATCCGCGCGATCTGGTTTTCCGTCAAAGTGATGATTTTTCGCATGATGTACAGCTTACATCGTGTAAATCAGAAAAGCAAGGTCATGCAGGTTTGAATCTGACCTTTTTGATGACCTCTACATCCACTTTTTGGGGCAAGTTGGCGTTGAACCGGATGACAATTTCGCCGTAGTCTATCCGTCGCGATTCCTGGACCACGTAGGAGAGCAATTCGTCGCTGATTTCGGCCATTTACTCTCCGTTTTCCTTCAAGATGGTCTCCAGAACGCCCTTGAGGTCGCCTCCGTCGTGCCGGAACGCGAGCAACGCCACCAAAAGTGCATCCGGATCGTCCTGGTGGTCCATCAAGGCCTTCCGGAGGGCGTCGATTCGGTCTCCGGTGATTCGATTCGACCTTCCGGGCTTGTGGACCGCGCTCGCGCCGGGCTGGGTGACGCCCTTCTTCTGCTTCCCGCCGATGCTCCCTGGTGTGGACCTGGTTTTCGTCGCTTCCTTGAGGTTCACGGAGGGTGCCGCGGCGGTTTTGGAGGCGGTGGCGTGCGGAGTTGTCTGCCCACCCTCGGTCGTTCCCGAGTTTCCATCTTCTTCGCCCTGCACCGTTCCTGGAAGGGGCTCGCCGTCGTTGTCCAGGCCGAGCTGGAGGAAGAACGGATTCGGCGGCGGGTTGTTCGCCTCCTCGGCGGTGAGGCTGGTGTTGTTCGAGTACCGCCCGCCGTACCGATTCCGGCGGATCTCCAGGGCGGACAAAATGCCATTGATGAAATCTAGACTGTCTGCTTGAGACGTTTTATAGCGCACGTCGGCCGCGTCCTTCTCATTCATGCTCCAGACTGGGCGGAACTTGATCGCGTACTCGTCCGGGTCGACGTCGGGAAGGGCGGAAGCCCCAATCCACATGGTCAGGGCCTCCACCGGGGCGCGCAGGTAGAGTCCCTGTAGGGCCTCGACGCTGTCGTAATACTGGCGGGCATCTCCCTCGCCCGTCGCATTCATCCCGGCAGCGCCGCGGCCAAACAGGAGCGAGACGGGGATGTTCACGTCCGCGCTCACCCGCATCATCATCCGATCCACCACGTCGGCCACGCCTGCGAACTCGAGCTTGTCGCGGGTGTAGTCCTCGTCCTCGGCCAGCATCACGCCGTGGAGGTAGTTCTTGGAGAGCTCGATGTTCGCCATGCGCTGTTCGATCGCGCCGTAGTCCTTGGCGAGAAGGAGCTGCTTCAGGTTCTTGATCTTGTACTTTCCGATCACCGACTCCTGCATCAGGTTCGAGATCGCGTTCCAGGAAAGCCCCATGTTCGACAAGCTGTCGAACGCAGCCTGGATGACTCCAAACCCCCAGTAGCGGCGGTAGATGTCCATACCCGGGTAGACCCGATCGGGCGTTGGGTCACCACGCCACTCCACCACGCGTGTCCAGTGGATCTCGTAGGGCGGGCCGTAGACGCGCCGGACGGTGAAGTATGCGGGGAGATCGTAGCGCACTGACTCCGGGTCGGTGTCCAGGTCCGTAGGCATGATCCAGATCTCGGCGGCCGAGTGGGTGCGCAGGCCCAGGAGCTTCTGCGGGTTCTCGGGGTCGAACTTGAACGGCGCCGAGAGGGGCTTGCCGTCGTCCCAGAGTAGGATGGTGAGCGCCCCGCCGAAGAGCCGGGTCCACTGCAGGGCCTCGCCGAAGTGCTTGCGTACCTTCAGCCGATCCATCTGCTTCACGATCTTCCCGTCCGGATCGCCGTCGATGTCCCACCCGTTGCGGGTGGCGTCGTCGGCCAGCATCTTCACGATCCGCTTCCCCAGCCCGTCGCCGATGTAGAAGGCGGAGAGCTCGGGGAAGGTGAGCATGTACGGCGGGTTGACCTGGTTTGCCGTCGTGCGGTCCTTGCCGCGCACGCCGGACCCTGTCACGAAGTTCCGGAAGCTGTCGTTGTGGAGGTACACCTCGCGGAGAATCCCCTCGTTGACGCGCGCGCCCAACGAAGGGCGACGCTGCATCGCCTTTGCCGCCGCGGCTTGCTCCGCCTGGATGACTTCGAGTTCGTTGGGCACGTGGAGTTACCTCTTCGAGGGACGCGTGACGGTCTTCTTGGTGGCGTTGGGCGGCTTCCCGAGGGGTTGGACGATGCCGGTGCTCACTGGCCGACCCAAGGGTACACCGTGCCGTTGATGCCGGTGATGACCAGCGCGCGATCGCCTTCCAGCGAGTACTCGTTGGGCCACACTACGGGAGTCCCGTTGACCGGGATGAGGGCGGTGTCCAAGTTCGCCGCGGCGCCGCTGGGGGTTTGGCTGACGAACTGGAGCGTACCCGTGTGCCCGGCCACCTCCACGGAAGCACTCAGTGTGATCGGCCTGTTCTTGTCCAGGTTCTGCTGGAGCAGGTACCAGGTGCCGTTGGTGGTGATCCCTTGTCCGAGGTCGGTGTCGACCAGAGGTCCGGGGTTTCCGTTCGTGAATTGCTGCCATCTGGCCATTGTGTATCTCCTCAGTCGTTGGTCAAGAGTACATCACACGGGCGGTCTTCTCCTCCTCGGGGAAGAACACCTCGCGCAGGAGAGAGGCGGCGGAGTCCGGCACGTCGTCGGGCTCGGCGTCCTCGGTGTAGTCCGCGATCTGCATCATCGCCTCCGGGTCGGAGTCGTTCGCCCAGACGATCTGGTGCCAGTGGTGGCCCAGATAGTCGTGGATCTTCTCGTGCTTCTTCTGGCTCTCGTGGTAGGACTCGCATACGAGCCAACGCTCCTCCTCGAACGTCTCGAACACGCGGGCCAGCATGCCCTTGTCGGAATTCGTCTCCAGGTGGAGCTCGTGGCAACCGCGCCGCTCCAGCTCCACCATGATGGCGGGCTTGGCCTTCTCAGCCGAGCAGGCCCACTTCTTGACGAACAGCTGGAGGCGTCCGTCCTCCCGATTCGACCCGATGGTGAGGGCCGTGGTGTCTCGTCCCCCGTAGGCGGCGTCCAGCTGGGCGACCTTGCGGAAGTTGTTCTGCTGCCAGGGTCCCATCACGGGGTTCTGGAACTCCATGTCGTCGGCGTTGACGTGCTCGAGTTCGTAGTTGGCCGCCCACATGGCCTTGGTCATGGTGGCTTTTTTCAACTCGATCTCTTCGGGGGAAAGGATCCCGGTCGAGAAGACGTCGAACTTCATGGGGTTGATGCCCATCCCCTTCAGCATCTCCCAGGCATCTTCCTTGTGCCACGGGGTCCCGACCACACGGGCGAAGCGCCCTGGGTCCAAGATGTTCGTCAGGATTTCCTGCAGGTTCGCACGCGTGCTCTCCCGCTTGGCCCTGGAGTACCGGTCCTTCATCGAGATGGCGTCGTCCACGAGGATCGTGTCGTAGTGGGAGCCGACGGGGACGGTGTCGATACCGTAGGCGTCGAGGCTTCCTTCCTTCGTGATGGATCCCTTGAAGTTGAACGTGAGCCGCCCGTCGCGGTTCACGATCTTCTCCGGGTAGAACCCGTGGAAGGCGCGGAACAGCTCCTGGATCAACTCGTGCTCCATGTAGAGCCCGATGGTCTTCAGGGAGTCGTTGGCGACGGACCATGTCTCCCGCACCAGCGCGACGCGGTCGTCGGGGTGGAGGAGGAAGTTCCGGATGGAGCCGATTTCGGTGACGGCGGTCGTCTTGTACGCGCCACGATGGGCCTGGATCGCCGTGTGCGTCTGGGGGTCCCAGACGGACTTGATCCAGTCCGAGTGCATGGGGGTGAGCTTCTTCTTGCCGACCAGGTGGCCGATCAGGTGTGGGTATTTCCCAAGGCGGCGGAGCTGGTCAGGCGAGTAGAAGTCGCATCTCAAGGGAGGGATCCGGCTTCGGAGAAGATCTGGCTTGCTTCACGGCGAGCCTCGTCGGAAACTCCACGGGCACGGCCAGCGTCCTCGCCGCGGTACTTCGCTCGGTTCGCCTTCAGAACTTCCTTGAGCAGACCACCGTCGTAGCGGGTGACGTAGCCAGCGAGTCCGCCGTCCTTGGTGAACACCGGCTCGTCCCACCCGAGGATCCCGCGCTTGAAGGCGGCGTCTTCTGCGACGTCGATTCCGATGTCCCAAGCCTGGGAGAGCTTGAGGGAGA